CCCCACACCAAGTCCATAGTTCCGCCACCAACGTTATTGCCTAGGATCTGTGCTAGTTTTGAGGCTGCGGCTTTAGTTGGAGCAATTTTGTGCTCAAGATTACCTAGTTTAAAAATACGAATATTAGAAATAGCGCCGTCTAGTGCTGCCATATCTGCTAATTTTAGTTTTTCAATGACTGTAATATCATCCATGATAGAATAAATCATAGGAAAGGCCCAGCTCTGCCAATCATCTTTTTTATAGTGAAATACTTGTGTTTTGTCTGGATCCAGAGGATATGGTTTTTTGCTTTTCGCTGCTTCTATAATGGCTTGAGGTAAATTTGCTACTATATTCTGTTCTTGTTCTGTTTTTGGAGAATTTATAGTTTTACGAAGCTTTGCTGGTAGAATTAATTCATATTTTTTATTCTGTACAAAAGACGACAAAGATCCTGCTGAAACCTCAACGTAAAAAGGATCAATGAAAGTATATTTCCATGGTATTTCTCTTTTTTCTAATGTAGTATCGTCTATATCGTTGATCTGTAGATCGGGAGATGCGGTAGCTTTATATAGTTTATCTACTGCTTTTAGACTTAGCTTTCCTGTTTGTCTATTAACTACAACATTTCCTGTTTTATATAGATTATTTAGGAATCTTTCACTACGATCTTTACCTTTGATCTTTTTGAACCATTGCTTATAGAATCTTTCTATTCTTTTATTTTTATGAACAATACGAATGCCTTGACTAGCAAAATCACCCATTAAATCAACAACATTTTTAACCAAACCAACTCTTTGATAAATGTCTTCTGCTTTTTTAATAATGTGTTTAACCTGGGTAGGAACAGCTTCGTCTGGACGGAAAAAGTCGTAGTCATTGCGAGTTAATCCTGGTCTGCCGCCAGTATTAGTATCAAGATTAGAATAGTCTAGTCCGTATCGTCTTAGGGCGGATGTGTGTTCTATGCCAGTATACTCTGACATAGATTCAGATGAAGCTTTTAGTGCTTGCTTTTTGCTGTCTAGATCATCTCCCCATGTTATATAGGCTTCTGTCTCGGGAGGAAAAGCGTCGGGAATATTTGGATTTTTATTATATTTTTTAGCCATAATTCCTCAATAAGATTGTAATAGTATTATAAATACAATACACTATTAACGATAGATACCCATATAAAAATCATCATTAGCATTTTTAGTAAACCATTCTGGTCCTTTGTACATATCTCCTTGGTGGTTCACTATCGATGATCGATTGCCTCCAATAATATCATATTCTATGGGCTGAAGTTGTCTATTTATTTGACGTGCTAACATATTAGCTATAACTAATGAGCTGTATCGGTCTTTTCTTAATCGGCCTTTTTTACCATTAGGCATCTTAACTTCTGGCGTATCCCAACGATCTCTGGCTCCGTGTCCACTGCTAGTTTGACTCATAACAATTGTGGTAAGCTCATTTTTTAGTTCTTCTATTTCTAAAATACATTCGCTAAGACTATCATATATAGGATTTAAATCACTATCTAAAATATCTTTACCTTCTTTATCAAGAGCTAGACCAAGAGTTAATTGATCAAAACGAGGAAATAGCAGCATTTTATGCTCAAGATCACTTCTTAGTCCGTGATTAGCCTGGGCTGTCCAGTCGGCCTTGGCAAATTGAATAAGGTCAATAATATGCAAACCTGGTTGACTATCAATATCTTTTGGTTTTTCATAATCTATAGAAGGCCAAATCAAAATTTCTCCATGTTCTAGTCTGGACGGATCGTGTAGGGCTTCTTCTATGGCTACGCCGCCACCTTGTGCGTCCATTCCTATTTTGATCGGAGGAAACACCTTCATGAGATTACGAATCTTGCGAGCGCAAAAACCATAAAAGTCATGCTCAGCAATTAAGCCTGTTTTTTGTCTTTCTTTGAAGTTGTTACGATTAGTAGTCCAGCAATAAACAATTCTGTTATGATCAGGATGTACTTCTAAAATAACAATACTAAAATTGTCTTGTTCGCTAGCTGGGTCAACGCCATAAACATATTGATACGAACTATTACCTGTGATAGTTGCATCAAACATAATGGGTTTGCTATTAATAATAATAGGATTTTTATCTCCGACAACACAACCTTCTATAAGGCTTCTTTTAAAAAACCCATCGCTGTCAGCGGTAAAACATGCGGCATATTCCATATTATAAATACCGGTATGAATAGTAGCTTTGGCTCTGGCTACTTGTTTGTCATCCATGAAGCCTTTTGGAATCAATTCATATGGTATTCTAATAATACTATAGTCTTTCCAGTTAAAATTTCCCGGAACTTCTCCTTTAAAGATTTCTTCTAGTTTATGCTTATCTCCTTTGCTTTCTATGATAGCTTTATATCGTCTCCAATAAGAAGCAAAATGTTTAAAAGCATAATCAGCAGTTCCTGAAATAATAGCTTGATTACCCATTTTATCATTTAATTCTTCTAATTCTTGGTTCCATAAGCCAGCTTCTGACATGGCTGCTCTGCGAGCTTGTTCTTTTACGTTTTGTATTGGACTAGCAGACACAGCAGCGAAACCAGAGACTACGGTTTCGTAAATATCAGGAGATATAGAAGCAAACTCGTCAGCAATAATAATATGCGCTCTTAATCCTCTAATTTTACTTCCGTCGCCCATAGGAACAGCAATAGTCCAGCTATCACCTAGTCGTATAGTGCATCTATCAACATCTCGTCTGGGTCCATCATCATTACCACTAAAAATGCTTCTTAGAATAGGACTATTCCGCCAGATAGTTTCCATGTATTCAAAAATGATTTTACTCTGACGAAAAGCTGCACCTACTACTACTATTTTTGTCCCAGGATAAAATGTACATCGTAAAATAGAATATAAAGCTAAAAGAAAAGACTTACCCCAACCACGGCTAGCTATATACATAGGAAATGGACGAATCCAGAACTCTTGAAGAATGGCTATCTGTATAGGATGAAGTTCTATATTAAAAAGTAATTTACAAGTTGAGCCTATATACTGAGGATCCCTAAGCAGCCTCATTAAATGTAGGTCTGGATTTTCTATTTCTTCTTTGCTGCGATGTATCATGGGATTGTCAGCAATAACGATCTTGGATAGATCGCCAAGGCCAAGCCATGCATCATCAAATATCTTGTTTTGGCTGTCCGTGAAATTCATATACTTTTCTCATGATGGATAGTGCCATGCGCTCAGCACTAGAAGGAGAACCACAAAATAGCACCTTAATATTGTGTAGTATTTGTAACTCTACTAGATGCTTAAGAATAAACTTGGGGGTGATCTTTAGTTTGTCCCACATTTTTTTAGGAACATTAGAGCCTACAGGATAGGCTAATACGTCGTCTAGCTCAAACTCAAGAAGCAGAAAAGCATATTGAAAAGTTTCCATCCTGGCTACAACATCTTTGAACCTTGATTCGGTAATATTATTAGCTATTTCGCTAACACTCTTTTTTCTTTCTATACATAGTAGGTGCTCTAGTCCTTTTAAAGAATAATCACCAGTATCTAGTTTAGAACATGACTTGACCATGTTTTCAAATTCCCATGGTTGTTGTTCTCTAGTATCTACGATAATATGAAAATTACTAAAGTCTATCATTAGCTAATATCTTTAAAAAAATTGCTTCGTATATATCTTCCATACCCTGGATCATCTTATGGTGTTGTTTGCAAAGAGTAATACCGTTATTAATATCAAATCTTAATGAAGGATAGTTTGCCCAAGTTTTAATGTGGTGAGCATTTAGCTTATTTTTTTGACTACAGTTTGGCCATCGACACTGATGCTTATCTCTGGTATAAACAGATTTTCTCCATTTTTTATATTGAGGATCATCATAGTTTCTTAACATCGTATTCCACCATTTCCTGCACTAAGCTTTCGAATGATATTTCTGGTTTCCAGCCTAATATTTCTCTAGCTCTGGTAGAATCTCCACATAAATAATCAACTTCTGCTGGTCTGAAAAACTCAGGATTAACAGTAATTAAAGAATCCGGATCTAATCCAACAGATTGAAAAGCCAAGTCTACAAATTCTTGAACGCTATGGGTTTCTCCTGTAGAAATAACAAAATCTTGAGGTTGAGACTGCTGTAGCATTAACCACATAGCGCGAACGTAATCTTTGGCGTGACCCCAGTCTCTATATGCTGCTAAGTTGCCTAGTTGCAATTGTTCGGTTGTTCTTTTATTGATATAGTCACCAAGATACTTAGTGATTTTTTTTGTCACAAAATTTTCTCCTCGACGAGGACTTTCGTGATTAAATAAAATACCAGAACAACAAAATAGATTATAGCTAGATCTATATATTTGAATAAGATGATAAGAAGCTAATTTAGCTATACCATACGGACTTTGAGGCAACATAGGAGTATCTTCATTTTGAAATTTACGACCTCCGCTAGTGTGAGAAAAATTGCGACCAAACATTTCGCTAGTACTAGCATGATAAATTTTACTATGCAAAGAATGTTGTCTAACAGCTTCTAGAATATTAATTAATCCTATAGAATTAATTTCAAAAGTTAAGGAGGGTTGCTTAAAGCTTGTACCAACATGGCTTTGTGCTGCTAAATTATAGATTTCGTCAGGAGAATATTTGGATATTGTATTAGAAACTCCAGAAGGATCAGTAATATCAAATTCTTCTAAAATAAATTTTGGGTGTTTTAATACATGAGATATTCTATCAAAATTATTTACACTACTTCTACGATGACATCCTATAACAGTATAATCCTTATCTAATAGGAAGTCAGCTAAATATGATCCGTCTTGTCCAGTGATACCTGTTATTAAAGCTGTGCTCATTAATTGTCCTCTCTTTGTATAACAATTTCAGGAGTAAGAAAAGGACTATCAACAGTATTATCTGCATAATTATGATATTCTGCTAATTGCTTTTGTGTACGGTTAGTAGCCATACTCAATATCTCCATTTCTCGTCCCTCTTTTTCTCTTATTTGTTCGTCTTCTAACATGCGAATTAATCCTACCCATGAGCTTTTGCCGTCTTCTATTCTTTTGATTCTTTGTTCACGAGTAGCTTTAAGATCTTTGCTAATTTTTTGCTGTTCATTAAGCAATTTGGTATATTCATTAGTATAATTAGCGATACTGTTACGGGCGAAGGATAACTGTGTTTCGAGATTGGCCAATTTTGGAATATCTCTGTCAGTTTCGGACTTAGCATATTCTTTATCTACTTCTTTTTGTAATTTTTCAGTATCTGCTATATGGCGCTTGCGCTCTTTCATGCTTCTGTTAATCAAAATATCAATGGTAATAAATTGTTTAATTTGAAGTTCTTCGGCCGGCAATACGTCTTCTCTAAATTGTTTAATAAGATTGATCCATGTATCTTCGAAATAGTCTAATTCTCCTGTTTCTTTGTCAAATTGTCTTTCTATTTCTAGCCAAAAGGTTTTAGTTTTAAGTTTTTGCCTTAAAATCTTGTCGCTCTCTATATTGTCCGAAGATAAATCTATTTTAGATTCTCTGATATATCTTTCTATAGGCTCAGGATTACGATTAAGTTTGGCTGCTATATCATCTATGGATAAAGAGCTTACATTGTCTCTGATAAAACTTTCTTCGTCTAAAGATAATTGTCCTCTTTTTTTAGGAAGTTTAGATGTCATAATTATGTTTCTGTAAAATATCTACAATAATATTATATAGTTTAGTTAAATCAGACTTATAAACTTTGTCGCCATATTTCAGCTTTAGATATGTTTCTCTGTGTTGAGCAGGAATTTCTTTGTCTAGAAGATCTATAATTTGTTTGTCTGCTATTTTACTTAAAATATTGTTGTCTACCATCATGGAGGACGAGGTGGTTTGAACATCTTCCATACCAATAGGTTTCATAATATTTTTCTTGTTGGTATTTCTAGTATTCCATGCTGTATATTCGTCACATCCGCTTTTGTCTTCAAAAGCTTCACATTGACTAATAGAC